AGACGTTTGAACTAATTGCAACGGCTAAGAAGGCAAGAAAGGGTCTTTTTGATGCTACCTAATAATTTTGATTTTGCAATGCTGCCAGATCTGCCAAATACTGGCTCTGTTACTCTAAGAGAAATAGGGATGCTTGAGTCAACTATCGAAGATATTGACTATGCAATGACATCGTGGGTTAAAAAAGATTTAGATTTGTCTGCAACCACAAATGAGGGTCGCAAAAAAGTAGAAATCCTGTGGCAAGTACCAGAAAGAGCATATCAAATTAAAAATGATAAAGACTTGAGAGATGATTCCGGCACGCTTAAGCTGCCTCTTATAAGCGTGCAACGCTCTGGCATCACAAAAGATCCTGCAAGAAAAGGTGCTTATCAGGCCCATATTTACTCAGATAAATATAATGGTAGAACCGGTCGCCTTACAATCGCCAAAAGAATAGTTCAGGACAAAACAAGAAATTTTGCTGTAGCTTCCGGGACAAGAACGAATACTGGCGGTAAATTACAGCACAACTTTCCGAGAATAAACAAGAAAGTTGTTATTCAGACCTTATCGATCCCAATACCAGTTTATGTTAATGTCGATTATAAGATTACAATTAAGACGGAATATCAACAGCAAATGAATGAACTACTGACGCCATTTATTGCGAGAACAGGGCAAATTAACTCATTTGTTATGAGAAGGAATGGCCACTTGTATGAAGCTTTTATAGATCAAACGTTTGCAGCCTCTGACAATGTTGCTACCCTTAATGAAGACATACGCATGTTTGAGTCGACAATTAATGTGAAGGTATTAGGCTATTTAATCGGTGAGGGCGACAACGATGATCGCAGGGTGGTTAGGATTGACGAGAACATAGTTGAAATAACATTTCCTAGAGAATCTGTGCCACTTCCGGGACAATCCAGCTTTTTTGATGATTAGTTCCTGAAACGTGTTAATTTCTTAGTGCTACGAGAGACTTTTGAAAATACGTCAACTATTTACTCATGATTAGCCTATAATTGAAAAGGTAATTATAGCCACAGAAAGGAATTTGCTAAATGTCAGTTAAAAACTTTAAGTTCGTATCCCCGGGTGTTTTTATCAATGAAATTGATAATACATTCCGCACTCCACAACCAGATAACATCGGCCCAGTAATTATTGGTCGCTCCCCTAAAGGCCTCGCAATGACGCCAGTTAAGGTAGAGAATTATCGTGACTTTGTCGATATGTTTGGAGAAACCGTACCCGGTAGAGGTGGCGGTGATGTATACCGCGATGGTAACAATCAATCACCAATGTATGCGACCTACGCAGCTAAAGCATTTTTGCAATCAGAAGTTGCGCCCTTAACTTTCATGCGTCTTCTTGGGCAACAATCAACCGCACCAGCCCCTACTGCTGGAACTGGTGGAGAATGCGGCTGGCAAACTAGTGGCCAGCCCGGTTCAGATAACTCAGAGGGCGGTGGTGCTTATGGCTTATTTGTGGCTTCATCTGGTAGTATTACAAATACAGGTGGGCACTCGGCAACTGGTTCGTTCCGCTTGGGAGCAGTATTCTATTGTGATGAAGGTGCTATGCTGCTGAGTGGTACTGTTATGGGCACAGTTGATTTGGCAGCCAAACACGCAAGTATGGCGCAACCAGCTGTGACTGCAGCTTTGGGTACATTTATTGATTCTGATACCAATGGTAACTTCAAAATCAAATATACCAAGATGGTAGCTGGTGTAGACACCAACGATGAAACTTTTTCAATTAACTTTGATGATGGAAGCCGTAACTTTGTTCGCAGACAAGTAAACACTAACCCAACTTTGATTGGGTCAGGTACTTTCTATCCCGAGTCTGCAGAAAGAAACTACTGGCTTGGTGAGTCTTACGAACAATTCCTTAGAGACAATGGAGGTGTTACTGGCAAGAGCATCGGTATTATTATGCCATTAGGATCGGGCTCTACGAACTCGGCCGTTACCGCACCAACTATAGGTCCACAAAAGATGAAAGGCGTTGCTGGAGGTTCTGTCGAAGCAAAGGCCGGATGGTTTATTGGACAAGACACCACTCCAGGCCTTGGCACATTCCGTCCCGAAAAAGCCGACAAGCTTTTCCGACTTAAGGGCCGCGGCCATGGTGAATGGCTGCACAAGAACGCAAAGGTTCAAATTGATAGAATTCGAGGACCAGCTTCACTCGATGAAGATTATGGTTCTTTCTCAGTTATTATTCGTGCCCTCGGAGATACAGATCAAAACCAAGTTGTCCTTGAAAGATTCGACAATCTTAACTTAGACCCGACGTCTCCGAAATATATTGCTAAGGTTATTGGTAATGTTTATTATGAATGGGATGAAGGTAACAAGCGCCTCCGTAGATATGGAGATTATGAAAACCAGTCTAAGTATGTTTATGTAGAACTCGCAGAAGAAGTGGAAGCTGGCGCATCTAACCCAGCGCTGGTCCCATTCGGATTCTATGGTCCTCCAAAGTATCCCAATGTTATAGTGACCGGCTCAACGGCGGGCGGCGTTGATAAACAAACACCGAAGCAAATAATTATGGGGGCGCTTTGTACAGCTCCCGGCGACACGGTTCATGGTGGTGCTGGTTTCACGACTGTAAGAGGTATGTCAGGTGGTGTTGGTCCAGACGGCCGTATGAGAGCTACTTTCGAATTCCCAACGGCTCCGCTGGTAGCTGCTGACACAGATACGGGCTTAACTAACAGAAGTGATGTGATTTTCGGTATGCGTTCCGGTAGAACATCTACATCCACCGGAAAGCCAGCTACTGGTCTCGGTGACGTTCACAGAATGTTGTTTGCTAGTATCGCTGATGATCCTAGCACATTAGGAAAAGCAAATCGCTCTGGTTTCCGTACAGCCAACGTCGCAGCAACTAAAGCGGACGCAATAACACTTGCTACCGGCGATACCACTGGTGACACTATAACTATTACCCTTCCTGTTGGTTTTAATACTGTTAGTGCTACTGCCACTAAAAACATTGTTATTACAATCAAAAACTCGGGAGGTATGTCCGGAACCCCAGCCGAAAATAACATATTCATCAACGATGGCGCTGATCTTGACGCCACGGCTGACAACATCATACTGGCTATTAACGGAACGGCAGACGAACTCAAGGTAAAGTACGGCACTAATTCGGGTGATTCAACAAATGGTATTGCCAATCTAACCGCTACTGAAGGCTCCACAAGTAAAAAAATTACACTAACTGCCTTAGCATCCTTGGGTGCGTTAGGAGATGGGGTCGCTCTCGGCAATGCGCTGACAGCTGGAAGCACTTTGACACCTTTAGCCGGCGGCGCTTCCATTGGCGATGCAATTGGGGCTACCGGAAATGGGGCGTTCAACCAGATAGTTGACGGCTTCGGATACATCTTCACCTTGGACGATGTGGTTTCCGGAAGTACATCGTTTACTTACACCTCTGGCTCAAGATTGGCTGGAACAAGCTACACAGTCCAAACTGGCAGAAACTACAGAAGTATGCTCGACCTTGGCTATGATAGCTTCACGGCACCATTCTTCGGAGGATTTGACGGATTTGACATTACCAAACCAGATCCGTTAGCAAACTCCCAAATTGGGAGCGATAGCTCAGCGACTAGTTACGAATACCATACGTATCGTCAAGCGCTTGAGACAATAGCCGACCCTGAATTGTTAGATTTCAATGTTCTCGCTGTACCGGGACTCACCAAGGAATCTTTAACCAACTATCAGATGGAGCTTTGTCAAGAAAGACGAGATGCGCTGGCTATCATTGATTTACCGGATGTGTATACTCCATTTGCAGAAAATGTGTTGGCTACACCTCTTAAGACAAATGAGAGAGCAAATAGAAATGTTGCGGGTATCGTGTCTGCCCTCAGAGCAAGAAGAATTGACAACTCATACGCTTGTACGTTCTTCCCGTGGGTTCAAACTAGAGATAGAACCGGCCAAACTCTTTGGGTACCGCCATCTGTCGCCATGATGGGTGTGTTGGGTTCTTCAGAATCTAAGTCTGATGTTTGGTTCGCTCCAGCCGGCTTTAACCGCGGCGGTCTTTCTGACGGCGCTGCTGGGATTCCAATTACTAATGTGTCCTCGCGACTCTCTTCGAAAGAAAGAGATCAGCTTTACGAAGCACACATTAACCCAATTGCCTCATTCCCCTCCAGTGGAATCGTGGTATTCGGTCAGAAAACTCTTCAAATGAGACCTTCGGCTCTCGATAGAATTAACGTTCGACGACTGGTAATTTTCTTGAAGAAGCAAATTTCCATTCTTTCAACTCAAGTTCTTTTCGAGCAAAACGTACAGGCTACATGGAATAGATTTAAGGGCCTCATCGAACCATTCTTGGCTAACGTCAAGACTAGATATGGTATTACTGAATATAGACTTATTCTCGATGAGACCAC